GCAATACCACCAGCTACAGATACAACAGACGCAGTACCAGCAGCTATAACACTAGAAGCTATGACCTCTGGTGCTGGTATTGGCATCTCACCGAAGAATGGTATATTAAATGTACCTATAGTTTCCTCAGTTGATAAAGTTTCTTTGGTGTTTGGCAGGTTTAACGGTATTGTCTCTGGTGTTAGTTCTGACCCTACCTCCGTTGAAGATGCTTTATCTTCTTCAGCAGAAGATTCCTGATCTCCCAGACCCGACTCTACCTGTTCCAAACTTGGAAGAAGTAGAGGATCTAGATATGGTTCCTCCACTATCGGTGGATAAAAAATTGTTTTAGGTGGAATAAGTGTATTGTTGGTATCTGGTAACTCAGGTAAATATATTTCATCCATTTATGGATAGCAAACAAAACGAACTTTAGTTATTTCAGCAGCAGTAATTACATTGATTTTAAATCCTGTTGCTTCCCACGATGTAAATTCTGCGGCAAATTTTTTGGTGTTTGAATCCATTGTTCTTATAAACTCATCACCATGAATAGAGTTGTTAGTTGTACCCATTACTTGTACAAAATCATTACCTGCACTGGCAGCATCTCCATTAAAAGTAATGATACCTTGACCTGATCTTTCTACTGCATAGTTATTTGCTGCTGCAAACACGTGAACACTACTAGGCATAAAACCAGCATAAACTTCATATAGACCTGTTTCACTTGAAGCAAATGTTTTAGCAATAATTACACCACCAGTACTTTCACTATTTAAATTGTTTTTAAATCTAGGATAATAAGGATCTAACCAAACATTTTCAATATCGTCATCTAAAACTCTTACATCAGAAGGCACATCAAATACATTTCCTTCTATTAAACCTCCTCTGCCGATATTATCAGTACCACTTTTTGTTTGTTTAAAAATAAATTTAGGATATAAAAAACCAATGCTATCTGTACCACGAGTGTCTTTAACAACATTATTTTTAATACTTAACCATTGACTACGTGCTATCCCAAGACTACCAATAGCTGCGACAAATCTCTTTTCTAAACCATTTTCTTTACCTGAGATTGGTCGAGTACCACTTTGAAAAGCATATCTTTCAGAAAACGGTGCGTAAGGTTCAGTATAACGTAGACCATTATCTTTAAACGTATTATTAATAACTGTTGATTCTGTTAATCCTGTTAAAATTAATGGAGTTTCTAAACAATTTTCAATATAATTACCATCAATCACAAGATTTTCTGCAGCACCAGCTTCTATTGCATGACACACAATATCTGTTGCAATACCATTTATAATAGTATTGTTTCTAATAACAATCTGATTACCTGATTGATTACCAACACCACTAATAAATATTGCAGCTTCTTTGTAACCATCAATATAGCAATTTTCAATAAGACCACCTTTAGTAGGCATCAAAGCTACAAATGACCTATCAGAATTAAAAGACCTACAATTTCTAATTTTTATATGTTCACTCGGATTTATTTCTACTGAATCTACAGTAATAGTTACACCTGAGTATCCTGTTAAACCTACAGTTTCGGTAGGTTTATATCCTGTTCCAATAGTAGTAATACTAATATCTGTTACAGCATTACCAACAACTTTAACTGTTGCCTTAGCACCACTTCCACTACCACCTGTTACAGCTACATCAAAAAAACAGCCATTAGTAAATCCACTTCCACCACTAGTAAGAGTGTTTTTAAAAATACCACCTGTAGCATCACTTGCAGAAGATTGTGTATTTTGTGCGTAGATAACATGATAAGGACCATCTTTTTTACCACAAGCATTAAAAACACAGTTGTTAATATCTAAGTTAAGGCTGCCTTGGTCAAAGATTGCACGACCCGCAATATTGTTAAACTCACAATTTTCAATAACACAATCTTTAGTGGATCTAGTACGAATAACGGTAGGTAAAGTTGTATAGTTAGGGTTTCTTCTATTTATCGTAGAATCTATTAAGAGTTGTATATCAGCAAAACCACCTCTAGCTGTAACAGTTGGTGCAGATGTATAACCACTACCACCAGTTGTAATAACCACTGAGGTTATTGCTAACGGACTGCCTGATAAAACTCCATAACCTTGCGCTCCAAATCCACCACCACCAGTAAAATGTAATTGCACTTCATCAGCTAAATATGGTTTTGTTGAATGTCCTTTCCAACCAGAACCGCCATTGTTAATAGTTACACTTTTAATCTTGCCAGTTTTAAAGGTTTGACTGTCATTACCATCATTAGTAACTTGTAAACCTTGACTATTTCTTGCATTGCTATAAGAGGAAGCAATGTTAAAAGTATTATTATCTATCTTTATAACAAATAATTTTGTTCCGTCAGCAACAGTTCCATCTTCAGTTACTAAATTTGTGCCATTAGATGTATATGTCAATTCATCGCCAGTTTCAAACCCATGACCATTTGAAGTAAATACTCCAGGGTCTGCTTCTGTTATATTTGCTTGTGTTATTACAACATCACCAAGCACTGCTGTTAAAGAAGTATTAGTAATACCAGAAGCTAAAGCTCCACTACCCATTACATAATCAGCTTCGGGATCAGTTATTGCAACACCACTAGAATTTTCTAACCAATATGATGTGGTAAGGCTACTTCCATCAAATTCTAAATCTCTAAGTATAATCTTACTAACAGACCTGTTGTTTCCTTCTAAACTAAATAACCTAGTAGAACTTAAAGCAGATCCCATTTTTATTATTGAATCTTCTGTTCCTTGTAAAACTATTCCATTAGTAATAGTAATTGTAGAAGTTACTAAATAAGTACCTTTTGGAAAAAATAATATTTTTCCATAACTTGCATTAATAGCATTTGTTATAGCTGTTGTATCGTCAGTAGTTCCATCACCTTTTGCGTTAAAATCTTTAACGGATACAATATCTTCTAATTTGTTTTGTATTGACCTTGAAACAGACCCCGTTCCTTGTTGTGTAAAGTTAAGAGTATTTATAGTAGACGTGTTATAAGTTCCCTGAGAAACCCATTTGACACCATCAAAATGATATTGCAAACTATTTGATGCGTTATGAACATCACCTGTAGATGGATTAGCGGGAAAGTTTAAAGCCATGGTTTTATTATAAAGAAGAGATTACAAAAGCCAATAGTTCAGAATATCTTATTCCCAATCTTGTAACTTCTTTTCCTGTAGTTTCATCAGTCCAAGTATCTTTACAAAATAATGCGTATTTTTCTGGATCTAATCCTTCATTCTTAAAAGCTGTTTCTACATTCTGTGCAATAACACCAAAATGTAATCTTGCATTATCACCTTTAGCTGCTACTGCATCTTTAAATCTAAACATTTTAAATAAAGATTTTAAAGCTACTGCAACTTTTTTTTCTGCATCTGTAGCATTTCTAATATCTTGTTTTTCATTTTCATCTGAAGTTTGTATAGTTCCGTTAGTAGCAAATATATCATCCCATCTAGCACTAGAAATTCCTAAATCTTGTGCATTGTCAGAAGCGGCTCCGAAATGCCCACTGCTGTATAGATAAAGTCGATCATTACCACTTGTCTCATCTCTAATTGTAAATCTATTTGTTCCAGAACCACCATGAGAAAGAATTGAATATTGTCTGTTTGCAGCTTCTATAAATAATTTTGGTGCTTTTGCTGTGGTTCCAACATTTTCAACATAAGCATTTTGTGTAATGTAACCTATAAGTTTTCCATTTACATCTGAACCTTGATTACTAAATGCACCTGACATTAAATGACCATAAGGAAAACCTGTTAAATCATCTACAACATCTGTAGCTTTATGGGTACTAACACCACCAGTAATACTTAAGTTATCAATAATTAAAGAAGCACCATCAAAGAAACCGTTTTTTTCATCTATAGCTATTATCTTTTCATGATTAGCAGTTCTTGTTATAAAGTCACTAAGAATAAAACTTGCACTTTGGGCTGATACATATACTCTATTATCACCAATATATTGTCCATCAGTAGAACCATTATAAGTACCGTCTACCTGATGCAACCATAAAGCTGCAATAGAATATTTAATTGCAGATGAAAGTAAAGCGTTTGAACCTTGTTCAGAATGTATTTTTGTAGTAGCAAAATCTAACAAACTCTGATCTTCTGCACAAATACCTACACCTTTATGACTTTCTACCTGTAAATTAATAAACTTATTATCAGAAGAGTTACCAGCACCATGATCTGAATTTATATCTATTGCTGGAACTGCTATCTCACAAGTAATATTCTCAGTACCAGTACCGTTTGCTGTTGTGGTTGTAGCACCTATCGCTGCGTCTAAAATAACTTCTGTAACTGATGTAAAACTTGTAATTTTTCTTCGGTATAAACCTATTCTCATTTCGTCCCAAGGCACATACTCCCAACCATTTACATCTTGATCTCCAGGGCTAGCATTTGTTGAAGGTGTTGTATGAGTTGGAGCAGCTACACCACTAGCTATATCAACTATTGCTTTATAAATATTTCCTGCGTTTATAACAAGATCATCTGTTGTATATGCTGTGCTTGCAGCCCACGCATCAATATCTTTTTTTGTTTTTGCATGAGTAGGCTGAAGTTTACCTGTACCTATGTCTGCTAATAATCTATAAATCCTTCCATTATTTTTGACTAAGGTTCCAACAGTATCATAGTCTGTACTAGCACTCCAAGCTGTAATAGTAGTAGGATTTGCAACTCTTAACCATATGTATGCACCAACATCATCAACAGTAAATGTATTTGCATCAGCAGTTATTGTTGTAGAGTTTGATTGTGTAGTTATATGAGGTGAACCAAAAATTAAATTCTTATTTGTTAAATTTCCTAAAGTTGTATCAGGTTGGGTAATGTTAACTGTAACCTGACTTGATGAATCAACATTTGTTATCTTACATTTTTGTCTAAATTGGTTTGTAGGTGAACTACTCCATAAAGCTATGGTTTTAAATTTATCAGTTGCTGTAAAAGGTGTATCGCTACTTACAGTTTGTGAACTATCACCAATATTAACAGTACCACTGCTTAAAGTAGTGTCAACAATTACATCATTTGAGTTTTGTGCTTGGTCAACAATTACTTTTGCTATGCCAGATGAAGTATCTTTTATTCCCGTATCTTTGTATGTAAATGATCTTCCACATTCCCATACACTTACGTTAAAAAATTTACAGTTTTGTGGAGATGATATAGACAGACCTGAATTTTCTAATTTTGTAATAACAATATTATTAAATCTACTTTGTGCTGCTCCTTTACATTCAATAGCTGGTGGGTGTTTAAAACCACCACTTACACCTTCAAAGTGAAAACCCGAAATACTAAACTCATTAGTGTTTCCAGATCCCGTTGCTGGCCCAAAGAAAAATGCTCCTTTATCATTACCAGAAACTAAATTAGAACCATAACCATGATAAGCAACAAGTATTTTAGCAACAGCCATTGTACCATTACCACCAACAATTTCTCTTCTAAAATTGCCACTTGCATTTTGGGCAAAGCTTATAGGTGCTGTAATTTTATAAGTACCAGCTGGAAAGACTAAGGTAGCTGGTGCAGCAGTCGCTAAACTATTTAATCGGTTAACGGCTGTTTGTATCGCTGTTGTATCATCAGTTGTACCATCTCCAACAGCACCAAAATCCTTAACTGATATTACGTCTTCTAACTTACTATCTACGGTTCTTGTTATAGCACCAGTACCAGAAGGTACAAAATTAACCTGTGATGCTGTTGTTACTGCCTCTGTAGCATCAAAAGGAGGGTTTGCTTCTACCCACTGTGCTGAATCTGTATCAACATAATAAACAAAAGTACGACCTGATACTGTGTCATACCATCTAGAACCATTGACAACACTTGCACCTGTAGGGGCAGAAGAACCAACAAAAGTATTTACAAGACCTTCTACATCTTCTTTAGTTTCTTGCATACCAAACAACAAGTGTTTGCTATTGTTATCTAAATCGGATTCTGTAAGAACAGATCCATCTTCAAAATCTACTTTAGGTATTGTTATATCTGTATTTCTTTTGATTTCTATTGTTGATCCTAGTGTTGGAAAGTTGCCAGCAGTAAATTGTATTGTAGATCTCGTAGGAAATGTATAATGTGTTGTTTGTGTTTTTAAAGTATTAGCAACTCTTACTTCTACATCAGATTCAGATAAGTAATCAAAAGATATTGCATAAGGACCAGAAGTATCACCACTACTATTATTAGCTGCTGTATGAGTTTGTTTGGTTGGTATCGTGTTAGTAGCCATGATTATTGAGAATTAGGATTCTTTCTTTTATTGTAATTATTATAAACGCCTTGAACAGTAGCATCATTAATTTGACCTACCCTATC